GTTAATGTATCTGTTCCTACTGTTGTAGTGCTTCCTTCAACTACTAAGTTTCCAATGACTGTTAAATTGCTACCTATTTTAGCATCTCCAAAGACGTGAAGATTTAATCCTGATTCTGGAGTAACTCCTATTCCTACTTGTGTTGTTGAGACGTATAATGGAGTCGTGTTTCCAAGTCCGTCTGTAATCTGTTTTGCTGTTGTTCCTATTGCATCATTGTCAATTGACTTTAATAACGCATCATAAGTATTTTTTATTTTCGTGCTTGTTAATGTAGCCATTATTGCTTTTTAAATAAGTTAATAATTTTTTTACGTTTACCTTTTTAGGTTTGTAAATCTTTTTTATAATACCCATCCGTTAAATGTTGCATCCTTATCAGGATATACGTCTTCATTACTGTTAGTTGTATATTCAGGAAATAAATTTTGATTATTAGTAATATAATCTATAAATCTTCTTGTATAATATTCTGCAAATTCTCTTTCTTTATTTACTAAATAGTCTACTTCGTTTTTAGATACTGTCTCACTATTTTCAGATGAGTGTTTAAATACTCCTCCATTTTTTATTTGATAAGCTGCAAATGGCAAATAATCTACCATTGCAAAGTGAATTAACATAGGCTGTATATAAGTATTTACTAAACTTAGATAATCTCCTGTTAAAGTATCTGCTATAATATCATCACTAATTCTATTGTACAAATCACTTCCCAAGTAGTTTCTAACGTGAATCTGTTGAGCTATTTTGATAAACTGAATGAATTTATCTACATCGACATTACCATCTATAATGGTATTTCTTTTTATGTCTATTGGTTTTATGAATAATGCTGTTGCCATATTTTATTTATTTACTTGGGTATGCTCCTTTATTAGCCATATCTTTTGGTGCTTTTTTTGATTGTTTATTACCTCTTGGTTTTGGTTTATAAGATTCAGGTATTTTAGTTGTTTTCTTATAATCTTCAATTTCTTCAGAGCCTTTTTCTTTATTAACTTTTAAAGTATATAAAACTTCTTTCCAATAGTGACCACAATTAACTCCTCCTTTAAACTTAAATAAATCATATTTTTGATTATTATGCATAGGTAAACCAGCAGCTTTAAAGTTTAAATTTCTTGAAGCTCTATCTATTTCTTCTATTCTATAAACCATACCCTCTCTACTGTTATTCATCATTTCTTTACAAAATTGTCTTGTATTAACTGAAGAATGTCTTTCAGCATATTTGTATCTTACTTTGTAAATAGATTTATCTAAATAACTAAACCCAGATGGTTTTGATTTTGGCAAACTAAATAATTTTGTTTTATCTTGTTTTTCATCATATTCGTCAATCCAATCATCTATTGATATATTGTCTTCACTATATTCTCTTTCATCTAATATTTCATATTCATCACTAATTATTTCTCCACCAATATCTTGTAATATAATATCAAATTCCTCATCAGTCAAATCTTGTATAGATAACTTAACTCCAGTTTCTTCTTCTCTTGTTTCTTCATCTTGTACATTATCTAATTCTGTAAATTCTAAAGGCTGTAAAGTCTTAAAGTATAAATGAAGTGATATACCATTAAAAGCTAAGATTTTATCAAAGGCATCTATTAAAAGATGTTGGAAAGGTCTAATAACAGTATTATCCATAAGCGTAGAAGCTGTTTTAAGCTCGTCTGCGTTATTTCCAAGACCTGTGTTATCTTTTATACCTAAAAGCATCGGAGAAACGACCCTATGAGCTACCATTATCTTTTTAGTAGATTCTTCAGACAAGAATTGATACTGATTATGTGCATCACTTAATTGTACAGGTTCTATACTTGCAGCACTTTCTGCATTGTCATTAAAAGCTAATATGAACTTACCTGCATTACTTGACCCACTAAATTTGTTGTATATTCTTTGCTCTATAAGTCTTCTTTCCTCTGCATTAGGAGTTCCGTTGTTAAAGTTAATTAACATTGATGGACTCATACCATTTAAGATGTTATTTAAGTGAAAGTTTGATACTTCTTCTTCAAGTTCTGCATATTGCAAACCTCCTTGATAATCTACAGGACTATAATAATAATATCCTGAACGATATGGTTTAACATATAGTATCTCTATAGGTTCTTTACTTGTACCAAAAGCTGGTATTCTTAAAGGCTTGTCAGAAGGTTTAATGTTTTCCCAATCTTTCCAATAATAATATCCTTCTATATCTCCTTTCTCATTACACTTTTCTGCTCTAAGTGTTTCTACAGGCATATGCTCTATTTGAGCAATTTTAGTTCTGTCTTTAGAATAAATTACCTGTATTGCACATTGTCCCATTAGTTTTAGGTCGTATGCTAATCTTCTTACACTATCATTATCAAATAATGAAATCATATGTGCATATTGCTCTGGTTTTCTATTGGAATCAGTAGCATCTAATCCTTTGCCATATATCATAGAAGATATAGCATTTATTATGGCATTGTTAGTTGGACTTCCATTATATCTATCTATAAGATATTGAAAGTAGTTGTTGTCCTCTCCATAAGAAATCCAATCTCTATTTTTAACCTCTTTTATTTTAGGACTCGTGTAAGTGCTTAAATTTACTATTCTTAAATCGTTCATATTATTATGTAATCGTTATCGTGAGAACCAGAAGTTTCATCAAAAGTATACTCATTATTATTAATAGAATAATAGTCGTTATTTGTTTGACTTATGGTTTGGTCTGTGCAAAATATTTTGTCTTTATAATATATAATAGTTTCTACTAATCTATTTCTGACTTCCATTGTATAGTAACGACCTTCTTTTAAAACAGGGTCAAATGTTACTTGTAACTGTCTATAATCATCATAATTTGCTGCAGTTACTTCATCATTAAAAACTTCCTCATTTGCAGCTTCATCTTTTACTATTAATTTATAACTTGATAAAAATTGTCTTGGAATAACATTAATATTTTGTTGAGAGCTACTTGTAGTTAATATCTTCATACTTATATATCGAAAAAAAAACTATATTTTGTGTTATATACAAAAAAAAAGAGGACATAAAGTCCCCTTAATTTTCTTACTCTATAATTTATTAGTCATTATTAGGAGTAGCAGGTGAAATCTTAGCTACATTTACATTGTTAGTAACATCAGTTTTATCTGCAAGGAATGCAGGAGCTGATACTTCTTGTGCTGTTAATGTTAATGAGAAAGATGAAGCATCTCCCATAGCAGCACCAGTTGTAAATGAACCACCAGATACTTCACATCCGTGTTCTCTACCTAATAAGAAGAAGTTTCCATTATAATCCTCTACAACGATTTGTGGTCTTCCTAAAGCTATAATCTTTAATTCTTCTTGTGTTTTACTATCTAATAATTGTAATGAAATATTTAAAGTTGTTTCAAAGAAAGTAGTACCGTTTTCTCTTGAACTGTTTACTGCAGTCTCCATAGATGAACTACCTTTAAGGTCGTATTGGAAAAAGTCAGGAGTTCCTCCTATATCAACTTTTTCTGCATCTGTGGCATTATCAGTAACAGTAAGACCATAATCTGAAAAGTAAACTGTTTTAAGTCCACCTACTGAAGATTTACAAGGTATGTTTCTTCCTGTTGTTAATGTACAAGCCATATTATTTTAATTTTTATAAGAAAGGGTAAGTAGGCATAACCCACCTACCCTTCTATGTTAAACAATTTATTAAGCTAATGTCAATAAAGCAAGGTCAGAACCAATACCGTATTGAACACCTGCTGAAAATCTCATTACTACTCTTACGTTCTGAGAACCATCAAGGTCAGCCATATCTAATAATTTAACTTCGTTGTGGTCAGATAAAAGACCTGTACCAAAGTAAATGTTAGATTTTTGTCCTGCAACAATGTGGTCAGATGGCATACCTGGAGCTAATACAACTTCGATTCCATCGAAAGAAAGTGCATTACCTTGATTGTACCATAAACCACCTCTATTGTCAACACCAGCTCCACCTACACCATTAGCAGCATATCCTCCTAATTGTCTGATGTATGATTGCCAAGCTATTGTAGGAACGTAGATTTTTAAATCTTCTTTTCCGTAAACTGCAGAAGGTAAAGCGTCAACAACATTCTCTAATAAAGTAATGATGTTAGAAGAACTGAAAGCAGTTTCACCACCGTTAGCAGCATCGTTTACGTCTGCATCTGCTGCAGCTAATACTGTGATTCCATCAAATTCTCCAGCGTTTCCGTTAACACCACCCCAAATGTTTTGCTCATTCTTTTCTGCTACCAATCCTGCAACGTGTCCAATTAAGAAATCAGAAAACTTTGGAGGTAATTGTTGGTTTAGAGAGCTATATCCCATAGAGATTGCTTCCCAATCAGAAATAAAGTCTTGCTTACAAAGCTCAAGGTTTACTTGGAATTGCTCTGGTTGTAAGATTCTTTCTGTTAAAGTAACTGTAGCTGTGTCAGTAAAGTCACAAGAAGCGTCTTTAATAACGTTAGAATCTGTTGCTACTTTTTTGATAACATCTTTAAATTTAACGTTAGGTTTAATTTCGATGTTTCCTCTTTCTAATGTAGGAGAACTTAATAGAGCAGCAGAAATATACTTCCCTGAAAACTCACCTGCATAAGTACTTGTAATTGAAACTGTAGTTGCCATAATTTTATTTTTATTTAATTTTTATTTGAAATTTGCTATTTTACTATATACTATATCTTTAGTTGTTAGGTTTCTCTTTTGAGAGTAAACAACTTTGTTTAATTCCTGCTTTGCTTCAGGAGAATGCTTAATAGGTTCAGAAGCTGGTTTAGATAATTCTTCTTTTAGAGCTTCGTCTTCTTGACAAGCAAGTTCAGTCAATTTTTGTGACATCAATTCTTCTTCCTTGTACATTTCTTCTTTTTTACCTTCCTTCATCAATTCTTTGATTTCTTCTACCATAGATTTGATTTCAGCAAGTTCAGCTTTAGTTGC